AAGCTACCTCAGCGACTTTGACAGTCGATTCAACAATCAACACTTATCAGACACTTGATGGTAAGGCGTATTACACCACCGACACCCAAGGATCATTTGCCGTCGAAATGCTTTCCGATTGGGGAGCAGCTTCATCACTTTGCGAAGCTCTATGGACAGCTGCAACAAACGCGCCACAGACAGGATTGCCAGTGGTATTAGTGGCAGATACAGGCGCATCATTTGCATTTGATGTCCAGCCAATCTTGCCATCAGCGGGCGGCACTGCACCAGATGCGCAGACCGTTTCACTTGCCTTTACTTGCGTGACCACGCCAGTATTAACAATCAGCTAAAAGGAGACCGGGAGCATGAAACTACCAATCACAATCGAATACACAGCAGGAAACAGCGAAACCTACACTGCGCAACCGCCAGAGTGGGCGAAATGGGAAACCAAAACTGGATTCATTATTTCACAAGCGCAAGACAAGATCGGCATTGGCGATTTGATGTTTTTGGCGTATCACGCCATGAAACGTGAAGCCGCTGGAAAGCCAGTCAAGTCTTTTGAGATTTGGAGCGAGACCGTTGCCGAAATAACAGTCGGTGATGAGCAAGTCCCAAAAGTTACGCACCCGGAAGCATAAATCGGATTCTTTGGGATCTGGCAATTACGACCGGGCTTAGTCGATCAGAATTTGAATTGGCTGAGGATATAGTCACAGCGATCGAGATATTGGAGAAGCGAAATGGCACAGGACGCGATCGCTTATGACAAGTCAGATTTGCGTGGCGTATTAAAAGCATTTAAGGCAATGGACGAGGAAGCTACAGCCCAAGCTAAGATCGTGAGCGGCGGTCTAGCGACTTATGTCCAAGGCAAGATTGTGAGCGCTGCAAATCTGCGCCCAAATGATGCAGCCAATCGAATTGCATCTGGATCACGTGTATCAAAGTCATCAAAAATCGGTGAATTATCTTTTGGGTTTGCATCGCAAAAATTCTCAGGCGGCGGCACTACGCAACAGCTTTGGGGCGGTTATGAATTTGGTTCAAACAAGTACAAACAATTCCCGGTCTGGTCAGGTCGCGAAGGTCGAGGATCACGAGGCTGGTTTATCTATCCAACGCTGCGAGCCGAGCAACCAAATATCATTGCAAAATGGGAAAATGCGTTTAGTCAAATTTTGAAGGAGTTTTGATGGCTGGTCAAAGTAGAACCCTAAAGCTATCGATTCTAGCTGACGTCGATCAGCTCAATAAATCATTAAAGGCTGCCAATAACGACGTTGAAAATTCTGCGTCAAAGATCACTGATTTTGGCAAGAAAGCTGCATTAGCTTTTGCGGCTGCGGGAGCTGCGGTTGGCGCATTTGCTTTGGCATCTGTTAAAGCCGCAGCCGAGGATGAAGTCGGACAAAGAAAACTTGAACAAACGATCCGCAACACAACTAACGCGACAGCCGAACAAATAGCGGGCATCGATAAATACATAACCAAGCAATCAATTGCAACCAATACAACGGACGACGTTTTGCGCCCGGCATTATCACGTTTGGTTTTAGCGACAAAAGATGTTACAAAGGCACAGGAATTGTTATCACTGGCGCAAGAAATTGCAGCTGCTCGATCATTGCCATTGGAAACTGTCACAAACGCGCTTGGCAAAGCCTACGAGGGATCAAATACTGCGCTTAGCAAATTAGGCACTGGCATTGATAAGGCAACACTAAAGACATTAACTTTTGATCAAACTCAACAGCTGCTTAATGAGACTTTTGACGGTTTCATTGAAAATCAAGCAACGACGGCTGAATTTAAGTTTGGACAAATAACAAAAGCAATTGATGAATCAAAGGAAGCGATTGGCGCGGCACTATTGCCGGTCGTAAAGCAATTAGCAGATTTTCTTATTATAACGGTCGTTCCAGCGATAGATTCTTTTGTTTTAGGATTAACAGGACAAGACGGATTAAATCAAGGTCTAACAAAAACGGAAACTCAGGCAATACAATTTGGCAAAAGGGTGCGAAGCGTTTTTGACACAGTTGTTGATCTAAAAGGGGAATTAATCGCTACAGCCGCGGTCATTGGTACAATTTTTGTAGTGTCTAAGATTTCCGCTGGCGTAATTGCCACCATTGCACTAATTAAAAGCCTTATTGTTGCTTACAATTTGCTCAAAACTTCCGCAATCGTCGCTGGCGTTGCATCCGCGTTTGCTTTGAATCCGCTGCTCGGCGTGGGCGCGGTTGCACTTGGAGCAGCTGTTTTGGCATCGGCAGCCGCCATATCAAGAACGGGCGACGTCAATACTTCAACACTTGACCCGAAACAAACCTACTCAAACATTTCAGGCGTTCTCGGATCAACAACATCAAACAAACCCCCGGTTGCGCCAGTAGTTCCAGTTATACCAAAAGTTCCAGTGGCGACAACCAAAAAAGCAATTGAAGCGGTTGTCAAATCTGCTGAGGCTGTAGGTGGTTTTGGACAAGACACTACTGCGGCGTTTGCCGAAAGCACACCGGGCGTTCCGATGTATTTAACGGTAAATCAAGGCATTGTCGGTGATCCTGAATCCGCAGCCCGCGCCGTTGTCGATGTAGTCAATCGCTCGTTTTTTAGAGGCACTGGCGGCGCAAATGCGTTCGTGACGGTGTAAGCCATGACTGTATTCAATCCAATCTACAAAGTCATCATCAATGGCGTGGAATACCAATCATCAGTTTTGGCAAATCTGACTATCACATCAGGGCGAAACAATATCTACGAACAAGCCCAAGCGGGATACATCAACATTGAGCTGATAAATCTTGACCAATCAAACGTTTTAATTGACATAAACGATGGTCTGACAATTGAGCTGCAAGACTCGAATGCGACATTTGTGCCGATCTTTGGCGGTTCTGTCGTCGAGGTTTCAATATCGGTTGCAGAGCTTGGCAACGTGGCATTTGCGCAACGCATCAAGGTCATCGCCTTGGGTGCTTTGGCGAGACTGCCAAAGGCGCTAACAAACGGCGTTTTGTCTCAGGATTTTGACGGCGATCAAATTTATACAATTTTGCAACAAGTTCTCTTTTCATCTTGGGCAGAAGTCCCACAAGCTTTGACTTGGGCTACCTATGACCCGACTGAACAATGGCAAGATGCGGCAAATACTGGATTGGGTGAGATTGATCGTCCAGGTAACTATGAACTAGCTGCCCGGTCATCAAGTCGTACTGATGTCTATTCCTTGGTAGCAGCGCTGGCAAATAGCGGTTTGGGCTACATCTATGAGGACGCTCAAGGCAGAATTTCTTACGCGGACTCAACGCATCGAACAACGTATTTGACAGCCAATGGCTACGTTGATTTGACCGCAAATCAGGCGCAGGGCGCAGGATTGACCATTCAATCAAGGGCTGGCGATGTACGCAACACAATTACTGTCAAGTATGGCAACGCCAGTCAGCACGAGGTTAGCGCCCTCAATAGCCAATCTGTCGGCTTATACGGGCAACTCGCCCAGATTTTTACGACCACAATCAAGCATCAAGCTGACGCCCAAGATCAGGCAGACTTTTACTTGGAGCTGCGAGCATTCCCAGAGTTCAATTTTAATTCAATTAGTTACCAGCTGACAAACCCAGAGATCGATGACGCCGACCGAGATGCTTTGATAAATGTGTTTATGGGCATGCCAGTCTCGGTTGCCGATCTGCCGTTAAATATGTCATCTGGCACGTATCTAGGATTCGTCGAGGGCTTTACATTCCAAGCCGCTTACAACGAAATCAGCATAACCCTTAATCTTTCGCCTTTGGCATACTCATTGCAGGCAATGAGATGGAACGACGTGCCGATTGTCGAAACGTGGCAAACCGTAATACCGACGCTAGACTGGGCTAACGCGACGCAGGTCGCATAAGGAGAAAATATGACTAATCCAACATCGCATTTTGGCTGGCAAATGCCAACATCAACCGATTTGGTAACTGATTTACCGGCTGATTTTGAGGTATTTGGTCAAGCCGTTGACACAGATTTTCAATACTTACTGGGTGGTACAACTGGACAAATTTTAGCAAAGACATCTGCAACAGATTTGGATTTTACTTGGACAACCGCAAGTGCAGGAAAGATTAAGCAAGTCGTTACAGCTACTTATTCAACAGCGACAAC